AAGCGGTGCAATCGGAAATATTCCTTTAGAAAACTTAGTGGGAAAAAGACTTACAAGAAGAACTACACTGCAAAAATATTTAGTTGGAGAGACGGGTGATGCAACTCCTCCTGTGGAGTATCCAAAGACAACATATATTATTGATCAACTAAAAGATCGTAGTATCTTAAGTGTTACTTTTGAATTAGCTGCCCCATTTGATGTAGCAGGAACAACTCTTCCAAAAAGACAAGTAATTGCAGGTTCTTGTCCTTTTCGTTATAAGAGAGCAGCAGTTTCTGTAGCAAGAGAAGATCGAGTAGGCGGCTGTAACTGGGATGCAAAGTTTCCTGGTACAAACAATACTTTATTTATGAATCGTTTTGATGAGTATGTTTTACCTTTTTCAAATACTTATACTACTTTTTCTTCCAGTGCAACTGCAGGAAACTACTATAAAACTGCAGCAAGTTTAACACAAATAAATGCAGATGGAACAACCACAAGCCATAGTGATTATAATTTTTGGCAGTGTTTAAGTAATACAAGCTCCACTCCCGCCGATAATAATTCTGCATGGAGAAGAGTAAGAGTGTGGCAGGCCTATAGTGCTTCCCAGCCTTATAGAGGCTTTACAGATAGTAGATATAATCATTTTATATTGGAAAGCGGAGTTTTGTGGCAAGTAAAAAAGAAAACACAAGTTGGAAATAGTCATTCCGCTCGACAAGAAGGAGAGGGTTGGACCCTTGGAGATGTATGTGGAAAAAAGGTCTCTTCTTGTAGGCTAAGATTTCAAGCAAAAGAGCAGTCAGGTGTTACAGGAGGCGTAGATCTAACTACTGCGAAATTTAAATCATTACCTTTTGGAGGTTTTCCAAGTGTACAGCAGCGAAGATAAGGAGATAATAAAATATTTATTTGATAAATATCCAGAAGAAGCCTGTGGCCTATTAGTAAACCAAAAAGGAAAACAAGTTTGGGTACCTTGCGAAAATACAGCAGAAGATAAAAAAGAAAATTTTGTTATATCTTCAGCAGATTATTTAAAAGCAAGTTTAACTGGAGATTTAATGGCAATTGTTCATAGCCATCCAGATACTTCTCCAGAACCAAGTGAGCATGATAAGAAGACTAGTAATTTTTTAGGTATACCTTATATAATTTACTCTCTTCCAGAAGTTGAAAAGTATACTTATACTCCAGATTATTCAAGAAATCCGTTGCTTGGAAGAGAGTATGAGTTTGGAACCAACGATTGTTATTCTCTTGTTCGAGATTACTATCGAAAAGAACTAGAAATAGAATTACCCACAACAGTATTTGAAGATGATTGGTGGGAAAAAGGGTTGAATTATTTTGATGATCTCTTTGAATCTTTTGGGTTTGAGAAAGTAGATACATTAGAAAAAAATGATTTAATATTTTTTAGAATGATGGCACAGGTGCCAAATCATGTTGGAGTTTACTTAGGAGAAGACTTATTTTTACACCATGCAGTAAATAGATTATCATGTAGAGAATCAATAAATTCTGTGTGGAGAAAATATATAGTAGGATATTACAGATGCAAACAGTTTATTTAAATGGAGACATAGCAAAATTTGGGCAGAGGTGGGAAACTGACTGCACAAATATTCGTGACATTTTTAAGTTAATTGAATGTCAAACTCCTGGATTTCGTAAATATTTAATTGAAGCAAGTGAAGCAGATGTTTCATATGAGATTCAAAGAGGAGAAGAACTTCTTGAATCTATAGACGAACTTTTACTTAGTTTAAATAATGAAGATATAATTATTACGGAAGTTCCCTCTGGCTCAAAAACGGGCGCAGGAAAACTTATTGCAGCCATCGGAATTACAATATTACTATTATTTCCGCCAACAAGTGGTCCTGTGGCATCTTTTCTAGCTGGAGCAAAGTTTGGCATTGAGGGAGCAACTCTTTTAGCAAGTATAGCAGCAAATCTTGCAATTACCGGAATAAATCAGCTACTTGCTCCTGGTCCAGAAGTCGATCAAGCAGAAGAGAATAAAGGATATTTATTTAGTGGACCCGTAAATAATATTGCACAAGGTATGCCTGTACCCGTTGCTTATGGAGAACTCGTAATAGGTGGATCCCCAATTAGTGTAAACTATGAAACTCGTCCGATTAAATTTGGCACATATACAAATGATACTTCAGATGATGGTAAAATGCCTGTTAATATAACACCGGGAACTTTTCCAATTCCTGGTCCTGATGCTCCTCCTAGTAACCCGGGTACTGATAGTTACCCTATTCCTTCAACCCCTTTACCAGATCCAGACGATCTTCTTTTACCAACTGAAGTTCCTTTTGACGCGAGATAAATATGAGTAGATACAGTAGAATGGGCCCCGGAAGCCTAAGCCAGGATGCTTTAGAGCAACAATCTTTTGCAAAAAATGAAAAGCAGTTTGGTGTTGTATATGACTTACTTGCAGCTGGAGAAATAAACGGACTTGTAGGAGGTCTTTCGGGAGTATTCTTTAATGATACTCCATTGATAGATCATGCTAAATATGAAAAATTACGCTTAAGAACTGCAACTGGAGTAAGTATAAATGGTACTGCAAAAACGATTTTTTCTGCCGGTCTTTTTAATGGCGTAAGTCTTAATGATGGAGATAGGTATGTTCAGATGGTTGGCACCGGAGGAGGAGCAAGTCCTGGTTGTATTACAACAAGTTTATCTGGTGCGGTAGCTACAGGCAAAGATAAAGTTACTGTAGCTTCTTCTGTTTTTATTGCAGGAACTCACGATAAAAACTATACAGGAGTATCTAGCCCCTTTCTTAGCGATCATGTGGGGTATAAAATAAGAATAACAGGAGCTGGTTTAGATGGAACCCAATATAAGGGTATAATTGCAAATGTTATAAGTGGAACAGAAGCAACTGTATTTCCTCCTTTACCTACAGGAGTAAGCTCTGGAGCAACAGTTTTTATTGATAATTTTTATAAAATTGCAAGTATTCAAAGCACTTCAACAGCAACTTTAACAGGATATGCTCCTTCTACTAACAGTACTAACAGTACTGTGGTGCTTTCTGCTGCAACAACGTATTATAATGATAGAAGTCAAGCAGTAAACTACGATAACGCTTATATTGATTTTCGAAATGGAAGTCGTTATCAAGTTCCTGTAGAAGCCAACTTATCTGCATATCAAGCACCTTCAGCTTCTTATATGATTGCTCCTGGTACTAATTTAACTTGGTTTGCAGGAACAGGAGGAAAAACTCTTTCTCCAAACAATGCTACAGCTAGTGCAACTTTTATTACTCCAAGTCAATTCAGCTTTGCTCAAAATGTAAAAGATGAAATAGATAGAGTTAATATAACCATAGATTTTCCTTCTGGTTTACGGTATATAAGTCCTAAAGGAAATGATGGTCCAGGTGCTGTAGAATTTCAAATTATCTTACACTATAAGACTGATTCTTCTGAAAGTTCATTCAAAACAGAGCTTATATATGGTAGAGACTATGGAGGCGCAGATTTTATTGATGGTGTTCACCAAGCAGATTCTACATCCACAACAAAATCAAATACTTATAGTTGGATAACTGCAGGAGCTTCTTACGATCATCAAGATAAAATAGATGATTACTTTAGTGGATATGGAGCAAATATATCAAGAAGAGGCAGCGGCACAGTAGTTAGAAGAGGCCAAAGTGCATCTTTTGTTCAGGAATATCCAATTTTTCTTGCAGATCGACAACCTCTACACGATTGGAAAATAGAAATACGTCGTCTTACTCCGGATAACTCTGCACACTGGAATCCTGTAGAAATAGATGGAATGGGAGCACAGCTTTTTGCTTCTTGTAGTATTAAAACAGTAGAGGCACAGATTACAGATAAATTTACTTATCCTACATCTGCATACGCTGTTGTTTCATATGCTGCGGAAGATTTTAGTAGCCCACCAAAACGTGCTTATAGAATACAAGGACGTAAAGTAAAAGTTCCTACTAATTATATTACTCGAGAAGAAGCAGGGTCTATTCAAGCAAAATATACGCGAAATACTTCTAATGGAACTGATACTGGAACATATCAGTCTTGGAATGGTTCTTTTCGGGGGGATCAAAGTCTTGCTGCAACTTCTCCAAACTATAAGAAAGTATATACGAGTAATCCTGCTTGGATATTTTATGATATTCTTATAGATAAAGAAATAGGTTTAGGAGATTATATAGAGGAAAGCGACGTTGATAAGTATGCTTTATATCAAATTGCTCGATATTGTGACGAAGTAGTACCAAATGGCAGGGGAGGCACAGAACCTCGATTTGCTTGTAATGTATATCTTAGTTCTCAAGCAGAAGCCTATAAAGTACTAAAAGATTTAGCGAGCAGTTTTCGTGCAATGATGTACTGGATTGATGGAGAAATAGTAGCAATACAAGATAGTCCAAAAGAACCTGTATACTCGTTTACAACTGGAAATATTGAAAATGGTATATTTAATTATACATATACAGGACAAAGGGCACGAATTAATCAAATAAATGTAACTTGGAATAATCCTCTGGAAATGTATAAGAAAACTGTTCTTACAGTTGAAGATACGCAAAATATTGAAAGTGTGGGAAAAGTTATTCCAAATGATATTGTTGCTTTTGGCTGCACATCTGAAGGACAAGCAAGGAGACTTGCAGACTGGCATCTTTCTACAGTTAAAAACGAGGGAGAAGTTGTTTCTTTTACAACTGGATTAAATGCAGCTTTTTTACGTCCAGGCGATATAGTTAATGTACAAGATAAACATAGACATGGATTTGAAGTAAGTGGTCGTGTATCTGCTTCTTCTTCCACAACTTCTATAAACTTAGATAGAACTGTTACTGCTCCTGGTGGAGGTAATTTAAACGGCTGTAATTTATACTTAATCTATACTGAGCCCGGTATTTATCTTAAACAAGAAAGTGCCACTATTAATAGTGTTGCTTATTCTCGTGGAGAGATATTAGTTGAAGATGCTTCTGGAAATTCTCTAATATCACAATCTCAAGCAGCAAATCTTGTAGATGATTCAGGAAGTGCAGTTCTTACTCAATTCTCAGAAAATTCAAGAGTAGAAGTAAAAGCTATAACTACAAATGGTAGCAGCGGAAGTACCATTACAGTCAGTGGTGGTTTTTCTTCAGCACCACAACAAGACACAGTATGGGCAATTAGCAGAAAAGATGATGTAAATACTGATGATATAAAAGAATATCGTGTTCTTTCAATATCACAAGATGAAGCAAATACATTTGAAGTAGCGGCTTCTTTATATCAAAAAGATAAATTTGATGAAATAGATGCAGATCTTCCTGTAGTTACAAATAACTATATACCTACTCCAAAAATGTCTGATCCTGTGCCTGCCCCTACGGGATTAGGTATTGAACAGCTGCCCTCTTCTACAACATCAAATGAAGGAACTGGAACAACAGTTTCTGTTGTAGCTTCTTGGACGCCCCCAGTAGAAGGTTTTACAGATTCAAATGGAACTACAACAAATATTTCATATAGATTTTTATCTGGATTTGAAATTCAACATACATTTCCTACTGGTAATGAATCTTCATCATGGACAACTGTTAAAAATATAAATGGTAATGCAAACACATTTACTTTTTCAAATGTAGATGCTGGAAGATATACAATTCGAGTAAGAGCAGTAAATACATTAGGAAACTACTCTGCTTGGAATGAAGTAACTCGTGAAATATTTTCGCTGCCTCCCGGTACAAGTAGAATTGCAAGAGTTTCTCGTGGTGGTTTCTTAACTTTTAGTCCAGAAATAAATGCAAGTACAGGACTTATAAGTATTGATGGAACTGCGTATCGTTATATTCATCCAAGCGGCGAAGAATATATTTTTAATCCTGCAAGCACGGCACAACTACAAAAATCATTTAGTAATTTACCTGCAGGACAAAGTGCTTTTTGGGTTTTTGATGCAAGTAATACATCTACTCCTTGGCTTGATATGCAGTTACATACTGATAGTGTTGCTACTGATGCTAGTGGAAATGCTTCTAATTTTAACTATTTAAAAACTATTGGAGCATCAAATAATGGATTGACTGCAGCAAGCGGAACAGTTACAGTAGCTGCTGGAAGCACAGAAGTTACAGGAAGTAGTACAGCATTTACTACAGATTACTATGTGGGCGGATTTATAAAAGTAAGCTCGAATAGTGCTGCTGGGACACAAGTTGCAAATTCTGAATATCGAGAAGTTGTTGAGATTGAAAGCAATACAAAACTTTTTGTAAGAAATCCTTTTACAAGAGCGTTTTCCGGGCAGTCTCCCATGAAACAAACAACGGGAATAAGATTTCAAGAAGATGCTATTCTTGCAGAAGTTACAAGAGCTTCCTCTGGAACTACACCCTATACTGCGGAATTTTATGTTCAAGGAAAAGGAGCGGGAGGTTCGGATACAACTAAAACTGTTCATGTATTTAGAAGCGGAACTTTACCTGTAGAAGTACCTGACCCTACTACTGCAGAGGTAGGGCGAGGTTTTGTAGAAAATGACTTTGTAATAATTCATTATACAGATAAAAGTGTTGCTTTAATATATGATGGAACAGGCTGGGGAGAAGAAGCTGAATATTTTGATGGTAGATTAATTAGAGAAGGTACTTTACCTGGCGATTCCATAGAAGAAGAAGCAACTCTTGATAAAATTGATAGATTAAAAAATGTTTATGATGCAGTAAGTCAGACTGCAGTCACAGGTAGAGGACAAATAACTTTTAGAAATAGTGCAGACAATGCAAATGCAACCTCTTGGACACAAGTTGGAAAAATAAAGATAAGTTCTATAGATAGTGAAAATATAGACAAAAGTGCTAAGCTTTCAAAAATAAGTCAACGTACCCATATTCATATAGTAGAAGATGTTTCTGACGCCGCACAAGACAGCGGAACGGTTCCTTCAAGAGCAGTATATAAAGCAGCCGCAGGTACAAGTGTGGGTACTACAACAAGCTCAAGTGTAATTACTTCTGTGGGGCATAAAAGTGTACGAGTAAATCTATCAAATGTAAATAATACCGTACAAGTTGGAGATACTTTTTCGGCAACAGGAATAAGCATCTTTTTTAATCATCTTCGACCAAAAGTTACTCGTGTGCAAATGTCTTCAACTCCATACTATGTAATTTTGAGTACAAGCGTTCCTAAATTTATAAACACAAGAATAGCTACTTTTACAAGAGAACAGCATACGATTACTGTTGGGTCCCCTCTTGCAGCTTCGCAAGCCCCAAACTATAATGCAAATTATATTGTTAAGCTTCAAGTTCAATCTCCTTCTGAAGTAACAACAGGAGAAACCCTTTTGGCGGAAACTGTTACTGGAGAGGCTCTTGCACCTCAAACAGTAACAGGAGCAAAAATTGCTGGAGCAACCATACAAGCAGCAAATATTGTTGATGGTACTATCACAGGTACAAA